ACTATCAAACGAAGAAAAAAGCTCAATCATTGAGTCTCACCTAAGAACCCTTGCTTACTCAAAGTATAACCTACAAGTAAACTTGATGGAAGAGGAAGCAGCAGATGTGCCATCTGCAGATGCTGTGGCATCTGTTAATGCTCAAATTGCTGCAGTAAACAAAAAAATAGAAGCTCTTGTTGAAGAGATATCTACTTTATCAGAATAAGTTAGGCAAAAATGTCTTCAAAGGAAGAGTTAATAATTACAGCCATGCAGCAAAGGATTGCTGAGTTGGTCGCTGATTATGAATTAAAAATTTCAATATTGAGAGCAGATCTAACAATAATGGCAGACGCTCAAAATGAAAGAGAAAAAGCAATAGATCAATACTCTAAAGATATAGAAAGCAAAATAGCGGGGGAATAATGACTGTAACATTTCAAGATGGAGAGCCAGTAGATCCTAAAAAATTACAGGATCTTCAAACACAAATAGATAGCATTAAGCTTCAGTCTGATGAGACTTACAACCTTAGTAAAACTACTGCTAATAGCATAACGACTTTAGCTGTAATGCATTTAAAGGCTGGTGTTGTAACTTTTGAAAATGGTTTAACTGGTGGTAAGGTAACTCCAATCGATATAGACTTAGACTGGGGACCAGACTATGAAATTGCTTATGTTGTTGCAACACCAAGAAACCAAGATCCTAAAACTAATAACATGAGATGGTCTATTTCTGGACAGTGGTCGGGATCAACTAAACTAAATGTGTATGCTGAAAAAACTATATCTGGACCAGTTAACTTTCACTGGTTGAGTGCAGGTAAAAAGGTTGTAAGTAAACCTTAAAGTATCTATTGACACATTGATTTAATATGTTACAATTGCTATAACATTAAGCCACGATATCGTGGCTTTTATATATATTAAGGGTTTTAATGAGCAACGATTTAAAGTGGATGATATCATCCGATCAACAATTTCCGTATCAAGACGATAAGATGATTGCGCTTTGGTTTAAAGTCATGAAGTGGTTTAAACCAGATGTCGTTGACTACCTTGGAGACACAGATGATCAGGCTTGCTATAGCAAGTATACTGAGGGCAAATCAGCAGAGTTTTTAAACTATCATAAGAATGATAGCAAAGATCTTATTGTTCCAATGATGAGGCATGAAGCAAAAGGCGCAAGAGACTTTTATGCAAAGACAAGAGAGATGCTTCCAGATGCTCAGCTTTTTTCAGCATTAGGAAATCATGATATTAGAATCTTTAATTATGTAGATGCTAAATTGCCAGAGTATATTTCTGAGGTAACTCCAGAATCAATGTGGAGCTTAGATTCTCTAGGCTATGAGTACATTTATTATAATGAACTTCCTAAGCGCCGCTTTGGAGATATCCATGTTCATCATGGACTTTCAATTGCTTCAACTGGTTCAGTAAGAAAAGATATGGAAGACCTTCAGATATCTTTGATGAGAGGCCACTCTCATAGAATAGCATCACACTTAGTTACTTATGAGTTAAGAAACGGTGGACAGGGAGAAACTCTTCGTGGATATGAACTTGGCCACATGTGTGATGAAAAATCAGATGGAATGAAATATATGCAGCACCATGATTGGCAAAAGGGTTTTGCCATTGCACATATTGTAAATGACTACCCACATATTCAAATGATCCATGTGGCACCAGATTACTCATGTGTTGTTGATGGGAAGCTATTTACGCTATGATGAAATGCAATAAGTGTCAGGGGAGAGTTTTTGTAGATAGAGTATTCTCACAAAAACTACACGTAGAGCTTTTCTGCATGATGTGCGGTAAAAGATGGATGATTAATAAGGATACGAGTGCACTAGGTAAATGGATAGAAAAAAGAGAAAACAGTCAGCTAAAAGCATTCGGTATTTCTTCTTAAATAACAAGATACATAAAGTATTAAGTCATTCAAGATCTAAAGACCAAATGGTTGCTTGGTGCTATCCAGATAAAAAAAGACTTATGTATTCTTATTCACAAGTTTTAAAAACTATGGAGAATGCCTATTCAACTAGTCAAGTAGCTCAAATGCTTGGCAAGCATAAGGTTACTATAGAAGATTATATTTTGGACGGGAAGATAAGATATCCTCAAAAAGTATATCCAATAGGTAATCCAGATAGCACATGGTATAAGTTTATGTATAGTGAATCGGACATTATGGACATTCATGAGTTTATATTAGAATCAGGGTATTCTAATAACATGCCTTCAAGAAATGAAATGAGGGCTCTTCTCAAACACAACACTATATTGTATACTAAGACAACAGAAGGGAACTTTGTGCCAGTATGGAAAGCAGAGTAGCCCCAGCAAGAGTTGTAGTATGTGAAATATGTAAGAAAGAATTGGTAGTGCGTTGGGGCATTTTTGCCCACGACACTTTAAGCAGACATAGAAAGGCGGAGCACTAATGGAAAAGGGAACTCAAGTTAGAGTTGATTTATCTTTTACACGTAACTTAGGTAACTTCGAAAGCATTAAAATTGGTATCGGCGTAGACGATTTTGTTAGAGACGGCGAAACAGTAGATGCAGCAGCAGATAGAGTGTACAAGTTTGTTGAAGACAAGCTCATTCAAAAAACTCAAGAAGTAGAAGAGGAATTGCGTGGCAGTAAATAAAGAACCCTATATCCTGCTATCTTTATATTCAAATCTATATGAAGGCCTATACAGTTCAAAGCCAACAATTAATAGATATAAAGAAAAGTGGGCTATGCAAGATGTGATTGACAGCATAGGGTTTGATCGTGCAAAGGATGTTTTGTACTATTATTTTGAGACTGGAAAGAATAGGCACCCGCTTAATTTTTTCTATAACAACTTTGAAAGAATAGAAGACATGATGATGCAGATTAAAGAAGACAAAGCCAACAGAAGCCGTCTGTTGCAAGAAACAAAAAAAATGATTGAGGGTAATGAATGAATACAGAAGCCGAGCTAATCTCAGCGGTATGCAAGAACAAAGATATCAGCACTATACTTGCAGATAACTCAGACGACCTATTCGTTTCTCATAAAGATATTTGGGAAGGCCTTAAGTCATATTATTATAAGTTTAGAGCTGTACCAGAAGCGACTATTCTTCAAGATAAGTTCAAAGACTTTGAGCCAGTTGAAACTAAAGGCGAGACTGGATACTATTTAGATAAACTTAAAAATGAATTTGTTGGCAACAAACTAAAGACCATTCTTCTTCAAGCTGGCTCCTCTTTGAAGGACGATGCTCCTTCTAGGGTTCTTGGTACAATGCAGTCACAGTTAGCAAACCTAAGCAGATATACTAATAACGTAAAAGATTTAGATATAACAGATTTAGATTCAGCAGAAAGACACTACGAGTCAGTAAGAACTAGATCATTGGCAATGGGCGGTAGTCCAGGAATCCTAACTGGATTTGAAGCCATTGATAAAGCTTACCCAACAGGAATGGCTCCAGGACACCTTATCGTCGCTATTGGCTGGCCAGGACGTGGTAAGACTTGGTTCACATCATATTTAGCATGCAAAGCTTGGGAGCAAGGCTTTAAGCCTATGATTGTTTCTCTTGAAATGGCACCAGAGAATATGCGAGACAGAATCTATACAATGCTTGGTTCTGGATTGTTTAGAGCAAGCGACCTTTCAAAAGGTGACATTAACATTGATGATTTTAAAACTTGGGGAAAGAAGAAGACTGAAGGCAAGAACAGTTTCATCCTTGTTTCTAATGAAGGTGCTGGAGAAGTAACACCAGCAACAATTCAAGGAAAGATTGATCAGCATAAGCCAGACTTAGTAATTTTAGATTACCATCAATTATTTAATGATAACAAGCGAAGCAACTCTGAAGTAGAGCGAAATAGAAATATCTCAAGAGACTTTAAGTTGTTGGCTGTTACAAATGGAATTCCAATTATTGATATTACTGCAGCAACTGCAGATGATATCTCAGACCAAAAGCAGCCTCCGATGATGAGCCAAGTTGCATGGTCAAAAGCAATTGAGTATGATGCAGATATGGCTATTGCTATTCACAAGCATGCTAATACAGATTTAATTGAGGTGGTGTCTAGAAAGAATAGGCACGGACACGACTTCAGATTCTTCCTTGATTGGGATATTAATAGAGGTGTTATTACTCCAATTTACGAAGATCTGCCAGAGCTGAGCAATGACTCATCAAAATATTAAAAGGTTTCAAATACAGGTTGAGTTTCTAGATGATTCTAATATGATTAAGATCAAGAAGCAGTATGAAAACTTGCTAGTAGATCAAATGAGAGAATCTGGATACACCAGAGTGCTTGACATTGACCCATCCTTTTCGGTAGAATTTGATGGTCAAACGTGGAAATTCTTAATGACTATCCACGGAGTCTATGTAGGAAAGAAGAAGTCATGGCAATTAGAGGGTATAACTCAAGGCAAGTTGATAGCTCGGAGTACACCCCTGCCCATATCAAATCAATAGTACAAAGCCTTGGAATAGATATGGTGGGCGAGACATCAAATGATTATCTTGCGTACTGCCCATTTCATTCTAATAGACATACATCAAGCTTTAGTATAAGTAAAACAAAAGGCGCATATATTTGCTTTAATCCATCCTGCGGAGAAGCTGGAACATTGAGCGACCTTGTTAAAAGGATATTAAATAAAAATGAGTTTCAGTCGCTAAGATTTATTGAGTCTAAGCAGTCTGAAGCATTAGCAAATTTTGATGAGTCTCTTAAAGATATGCTGCAAGATAAACCAGAGTTTGTTGAGTTCCCAGAAGCTACCTTAAAAAATTTATATGATGGTTTAGTAAAAAGCAGCAAGGCAAAAGAGTATCTAGTTTCTCGTGGAATTAATTCAGAATCAATGGAGCATTTCATGTTGGGGTATTCTGAAAATATGGACATGATAACTGTTCCAGTACATAGTCCAGATGGAACTCCAGTCGGGGTTGTTGGTAGATCTATATCTGATAAAAGATTTAAGAATAGTAAAGACCTTCCAAGAAGCAAGACTATGTTTAATATTCATCGTGCCAAGAAAATTGGTGACAGAGTAATAGTTGTAGAGTCTAGCTTTGATGCTATTCGTGTTCACCAAGCTGGCTTTCCTAATGTAGTTGCCACTCTTGGCGGTCATATATCTGGAGATAATTTAGGGCTTTTAAACAGATACTTCAATACAGTTATTATTATGACTGATGCAGATAAGGCGGGAAGAGATTTAGGTTCGGCTATTGCTTACAAATTAAGTAATAAAAACATCTTGTGGGCATCGCATTCTTATGGTAGAATATATCCAGAGGGTGTAAAAGATGCAGGTGATATGTCTGATGAAGATATTAAAGCCTGTATAACAAATGCCATATCTAATTTTGAATATAGAACTTAAAAAAATACGTGGTTACAAACGGATATATACCGTTACATACATAAGGAGAATAAAATGGGAATAGTAAAAGGTTTGTCAGGAATGACAAAGGCAATGGACAAGGTTACATACACTAGTTCAGAAGATAGCAAGGCAAAGTGGTTAAAGATTGAAGACGGAGAAGCTGTAAAGATTCGCTTCTTACAAGAGCTTGATCCAGATTCACCACACTATAATGAAAAAATGGGTTGCGGATTTTTTGCAATTGAACACACAAACCCTAAAGATTATCGCCGTAAGGCACTAGACACAATGGAAGATGAAGGCCGTGACTGGGCTCAAGAGCAGCACCGCAAGGATCCAAAGGCTGGTTGGGGCGCAAGAAAGCGTCTTTACATTAATGTTCTAGTCGATGATGGAAAGACTGAGCCATATGTAGCAATTCTTTCTCAAGGAGTAAGCGGTAAAACAATTACACCAACACTGATTGAATATGCAAATGAAATGGGAAGCATCACAAATCTAATGTGGCGTGTAAAGCGTAGTGGTCTTAAGACAGACACAAGCTACACAATTATACCGTTGGCTAAAGATGAAAAGCCATTCGACTTTTCCGCTGTCGAGCTGTTTGATTTAGAAAAAACAGCAGTGCGTAGCGTTCCATACGCAGAGCAGGAAGCATTCTATACTGGTGAGTCATCTCCAGAAGAACGAGAGTCATCTTCAACAAGTAGCAGCGTAGACTGGTAAGAGAGAGTATAGGCGGAGAATTAAGTTGAACTTCACACATTTGCATGTGCATTCTTTCTATTCATTAATGGATGGGCTTAATTCTCCTGCCGAACTTGTAAAGGCTGCGAAAGAAGCTGGTCAGACTTCTTTGGCTATTACTGACCACGGAACATTATCTTCACACCGTGAAATGCAAATTGCATGTAAAGAGCAAGGAATCAAGCCAATTCTTGGAGTGGAAGCATACATTTCTCCAACAGATAGATTTGATAGGTCTTCAAAGACAGATAAATCAATTCAGGCCTATAACCATATTATTCTTTTAGCTAAGAATAAAAAGGGTCTAGAGAATATCAACACCCTTCAGGAGCTTGCATGGACAGAAGGCTTTTATCATAAGCCACGTATTGATAGAGAGGTATTGAAAGAGTATGCAGAAGGTATTATTGTATTGTCTGGATGCCTTAACGGGCTTATTAGTAAGGCTATTGAACGCCAGGAATTCTCAGAAGCAAAACTTGTACTTCAAGACTTTAAGAAAACTTTTGGTGAAGACTTTTACGTTGAGGTCCAATCTCATAACCCGACAGAAATCAACTCAAAGCTTTTGGAGCTGGCTGATCAACTCAAGATAAAAGCGGTGGCAACAGGTGATGCTCACTTTGCTAAAGAAGAAGATAGAGTATTAGAAGAAGCAATGCTTATTCTATCAACATCTCCTAAGTCAGATAAAGATGCAGACTTTGAAATGTCTAGACAAATGCCAGACATGATGGATAGATTTAATTACTTATACCCAGACCGTAGAATATCATTTCAAGACTATAATCTATTTATTCAAAGCAGGTCTGAAATTGAGGCGGACTTTAATAAAGCAGGCATTACTCGTACAGATATATATGATAATACAATGGAGATTGCAGACAAGATTGAAGAGTATGACTTCTATGAGGGATTGGATCTGCTACCCATCCCAAAGACCAATGCTGACAAGAAACTAGCTGATATGGCCTTAGAAGGCCTTAGAAGGCTATCTCTGGACAAAGATCAGGTCTACTTGGATAGAATTGCAGAAGAGTTATCTATAATTAAAGATAAAGCATTTGCTTCATATTTCTTAGTTGTTGCAGATATGATTACATGGGCTAAGTCAAATAATATTATGGTTGGCCCTGGTCGTGGTTCTGCAGCAGGCTCACTAGTTTGCTACGCCCTTGGAATTACAGATGTAGATCCAATTAAGTATGATTTACTTTTCTTTAGATTTATTAATCCAGAACGTAATGACTTCCCAGATATTGATACAGACTTTGAGGATCGCCGTCGTAAAGAGGTAAAAGATTATTTAAAGAAGAAGTTTAAGCACGTAGCATCTATTTCTACATTTACTTACTTTAAAGATAAGGGTGTAATTAGAGATGCGGCAAGAGTATTTATGGTTCCTCTTTCTGATGTTAATCGTGCAATGAAGTCTATTGATACGTTTGAAGATTTTATGGATTCGCCAAATACAAAAGAGTTTAGAGCAAAGTACCCAGAGGTAACTTGGCTTGCAGAACGTCTTCGTGGAAAGATTCGAAGCGTTGGAGTGCATGCTGCTGGTGTAGTTGTGGCAAAAGATGACTTGAGAAAGTATGCACCAATAGAGTCCAGAGCAGATGCAAATGATGACGTGTCTGGAAGAATTCCAGTCGTGGCATACGACATGGATACGGTTGCAGATATAGGTCTTATCAAGCTAGATGCCCTAGGTCTTAAGACTTTATCTGTAATCTCAGATACATTAAAATCAGTTAAGGATAGACACGGTAAAGAAATTAATCTTTACAACATCCCCCTTGACGACCAAAAAGTTTACAAGATGTTTAACGACGGATATACTAAAGGTGTTTTCCAAGCAGAAGCAACGCCTTACACAAATCTACTTATAAAGATGCAGGTAGATAAGTTTGAAGACTTAGCTGCATCAAATGCTCTTGTTAGACCAGGAGCAATGAATACCGTAGGTGCTTCATATATTAAAAGAAAGCACGGGGATGAGGCAGTTAACTATATTCATCCCATCATGAAACCTTTTACAGAAAATACATACGGAGTTATTATTTATCAGGAACAGGTTATGCAAGCATGCGTACACCTAGGTGGAATGACTTGGTCAGAGGCTGACAAGGTTAGAAAGGTTATTGGTAAAAAGCAGGATGCAAAGGAACTCGGTCCGTTTAAAGATAAGTTTATTCAAGGCGCTAAAAAGCATATCAGCGCCGATGAAGCAGAGAACCTCTGGAAAACATTCGAAGCTCACGCTGGATACTCATTCAATCGTAGTCACGCTGTTGCTTATTCTATGCTTTCTTATTATACCGCTTGGCTTAAGTGCTATTATCCTTTGGAATTTTTATTCTCGATCCTTAAAAATGAAGGAGACAAAGATGCCAGAACAGGGTATCTAATTGAAGCCAAGAGGCTTGGAATTAAAGTTAAGCTTCCACATGTAAATGAATCAGATGTAAACTTTTCATTACAAAAAGATTCAATTAGATTTGGTTTAGCTGAAGTTAAATTTATTTCAGACAGTATTGCAAATAAAATTATTGAAAAGAGACCGTATGAAAACTACAAAGATTTTGTCGACAAGGCATCTAAGAAGGGTAGCGGTATTAACTCTAGGGCCGTTAACTCTCTTAATGCTATTGGGGGCGCTGCTTTTGATGATAATCCTAGAAGCGGCAAAGAAGCAGAGTCTTATTACGAATTTTTAGGGATACCTTCTTTTAACCTTTCTAACTTAGAGCCAAGGGTTAAAGCACAAGCAAGACCTATTGATGAATTTGAAGAGCTGGGATCATTCGTAATGTTTGGTATGGCCAAAAGCATCAAGCGTGGTAATGGCTGGTCAAGAATTGAGCTTGTCGATGAAAGTGGATCTGTAGGATTATTCGATATAGAGCAGACAAAAATAGAAACAAATAAAATGTATTTTGTTCTTGTAGGCGATAATAGAATATCAAGGTACATAGATGTTGATTCTATCAATAAGGATTCCGACGATGCATTTGTTAAATATTTATATGCAAAGTCATACCCTATTGACGAAAATCAAAGGTTCGTGATAAGCTATACACCATATAAAACAAAAGCTGGCAAAACTATGGCGCACCTTGTTATGTCAGATAAAGATAAGAATTTAAATAGAGCTATTGTTTTTTCTAGCATGTATCCAATTTCATTGGCTAAAATGCGAGAAGGAATGATTTGCGAGCCAACTCTAAAAACCTTAGAAGATGGAACACTTATGGTTAAGGATGTAAGATGACAAGTAATACAGAAGATGTTTTTAAAACAATGAACGCTACAAGAGTTTTGGTTGCTATTTTAAATAAAATTGAATCTATTAGTATACCTACTGAAGATTTTATAAACTCCAACAATCAAGATGTGCAGCTTTCTGTAACATATAATGACGAAACTATGTCATTTGAATTTAGACTAGAAGATAAACCATCTGAATTTGAAGAAGAATTGCCAAACAACTAACAGTTATGGAAATGCAACTAGACGATATATTAGCAAAGCTAGACCCTAAGACTAGAGCTAGGGTTCAGTCTGCCGTGGATATTCAGATTGAAAAGCAGCCTACACCTAGCATAGGACTGAACTTCGCATTAAACGGAGGTTTTGCTTATGGAAGGCAAATACTTGTTTGGGGAAATAAGTCTGCAGGAAAGTCTTCTTTCTGTTTGCAGATGATTGCTTTAGCTCAAAAAGAAGGCAAGACCTGTGCGTGGATTGATGCGGAGCATTCTTACGATCCTGAGTGGGCAGAAAAGCTTGGCGTAAACTCAAAAGAATTAATATACTCTCCAGCTAAAACTGTTAATGATATGGTTGATGTTGCAACAAAGCTTATGGAAGCTGGTGTTGATCTGATAGTCGTTGATTCTATTTCAGCGTTGCTACCAGCAATCTATTTTGAAAAAGACGGAAATGAAATGAAGGATTTGCAAGACACTAAGCAAATCGGCGCAGAAGCAAAGGATATGACCCACGCAGTCAAGATGTTAAACTATGCAAACAAAAACACATTACTTGTTCTCATCTCGCAGCAACGAAATCAATTTGGATCTATGCATGCTAGTCACATCCCCACAGGTGGCATGGCAGTTAAGTTCTTCTCTTCAACCGTCATTAAGCTATGGTCTTCTGAAGCTGAGGCTAATGCTATTAAAGCAGGTATTAAAGTTGGTGACAAGATTATTGAACAAAGAGTTGGGCGACCAGTTAATTGGATTGTTGATTACAACAAGGTCGGCCCCCCAAATTTATCAGGACAGTATGACTTTTACTACCAAGGGCAAGCTCTTGGTATAGATTATGTTGGAGAAACATTAGACGTTGCAGAAATGTGTGGCATTGTAGAAAAGGGTGGCGCATGGTATACAGTAAATGGAGAACGTTTTCAAGGACGTGCAAAGGCTGTAGCATATTTAAAGGAAAATCCAGATGTTGTAGACAGCTTAATAGGAGAAATAAATGCCAAACATTAATGAGTTTTTTACTTCAAAAGTTGAAGAGTCTATAGATAACAGAGTTGAAAAAATAGAACAGCAGAGGCCATGCAGTAAGTGTGATCTTTCTGCTCCATACTATAGTTTTAATCAGGTTACTTTAGAAATGTACTGGAAATGCCCATCTGGTCATGAGACAAAGCATAAGCTTAACTGATGTCAGAAAGAGCAGAAGTAAAGAGAGACGGCGCTAAAGCACAAAAGAATAGTGGCCGTGGAGAATATCAAAAGGGTGATGCTAAATGGAAAAACTTTGTAGTAGACTACAAAGAATCTAAAGCTTCATTTAATTTAAATAAAGATGTATGGGCTAAAATCTGTACAGATACTTTTAAGGTTAGCAGGGACATGCATCCAGCCCTTAAAATTATTATTGGTGGGGATTCCAAGGTCCGTCTTGGAATCATAGAGTGGTCAGTACTAGAAGAGCTGATCACATTTTGGGAGGAAAATAAAAATGGCTAATCCGATTATTACAATCGTTGGGCGAGTTGGTAGTGAACCAGAACCTGTTGGATCAAATGGTCTTAGGTTTAGAGTTGCAACTAATGATCGTGTTAAGAATGAAACTACTGGAGAGTGGGAAGACAAAAACACTTCTTGGTGGACAGTAAAAGCTTGGCGTACACTTGCAGGACAATCAAAGTCTGTAATTAAAAAGGGTATGGAAGTTATTATTGTTGGAAAGATCTATGAAGAAAATTGGACAGATAAAGATGGAATTAAGAGAAGCTCTTATGAAATAAATGCAGATTCAATTTCTGTAACAGCATACTCATTGTCTAAGGATAAGCCTTCAGGCGATAACGATTTCCCTTCATACAAGACATACGCTGAGGTTCCATTCTAGTGGTATACTTTATTTATGGATGCCTATTTGGCTTTGTTGCTGGGTACGGAGTTGGGTTGTTGATGGATAAGTGGGATAAAAAGATTAAAAATGACAGAGGATAAAAATACATTAGAGTTAATTAACTCTATAACTGAATTTAACGATCTTCATGAGTATATGAATGATGCTCAACTGGACAGAGCTTTAGCTGTCATAGTTAAACTGTTGTTAAATCCAGATGTTCCTGCTGCAAAAGCTCCTCAACTTATTATTGAACTTCAGGCCATGTCAACTAAGTTTGCAATGATGGCATCTTACTATTCAACAATAGCAAAGGATAAGGCTGGAACCATGAACAATAATAAGAAAAATATATATTACTCAGCAAAGGAGTCCATAGACAAACTTGTAGATGCACTCAAGTATGTCGTTAGGTATAATCTGTAATGGGAAGAAATATAGTAAAGAACTTAAAGTTTAAAAAGCATACTGGAAAGTTCTTTGATCCAGAAGCATTTGCTGAACTGCTTGATGAGTCCTACAAAAATACCAAGAGGGCTGACGGAGAAATGACAAAGAAATCATTTAGCCCAAGCTCTCTTGGATATGGGCATGGAACCTGCCCAAGGTACTGGTACATGGCATTCTCAGGTGCAGTATTCATTGATAATAACGATGCAGTTGCGGTTGCCAATATGGCACAAGGAACTCAGGCCCACGAAAGGCTTCAGAATCTAATAAAGACAATGCCTCAATGGGTTGCAGAAGAAGAAGAAATTATTAATGAGTACCCGCCTATTCGTGGCTTTATTGATCTTATTATGGAGTATGATGGTGAAACTGTCATTGGTGAAATTAAAACTGCTAAGCAAGAAGTTTGGGATGCAAGGCAGGCAGAAATGAGCCCGTCTGCAAATCATCTGCTGCAGCTTTTAACTTACATGAAGCTAAAGGATGCAAAAGAAGGTTTCTTTTTATACGAAAATAAGAATACGCAGGAGATACTTATTATTCCAGTAGTTATGAATGATAAAAATAAAAAGATTATTGAGGACACCTTTCTTTGGATGAGAGAGGTATGGGACAACTTTAAAGATGGCGACCTTCCTATGAAGCCAGAAGGAGCCACAAAAACTAAGATGCCCTGCACTTACTGCCCAATTAAAAAGCAGTGCTACTCTAAAGAAACTCCTACTGGAACAGTACAGATTGAAAGATTTAAGGTGCCTTCTTTATGATATGTGCAAACTCAGACTGTCTTAACGATAAAGAGTTTACGCCAAAAACTCACAACCAAAAGTATTGTTCAGATGAATGTTGCAGGGTTGCGACAAACAAAAAAATCATGGAGAAATACTATGAAAAAAAAGCTATTCGTTCTGGACAAAAAAGGTATTGTAAGAAGTGTAAATCTAGTTTAAGTAGGTACAATTCTTCAACAATATGTGCGAAGTGTGAGAAAAGTATTTCTAATTCAGATAAAGAAAAAATATTAAGGATGTTAAATGACTCTGGCCAAATTAGCTAAAACAAAAGCCAACAGGGTTTTAGGAATAGATGCATCAACATCTTCAGTTGCCTTCTGCTTGCTAGAAAATAACAAGCCATTGAAGTGGGGAAAGATAAACATACTTGGCAATGACATATATGAAAAGATATATGACGCTAAAGTTAAGACCTCTATTATGCTCGATGAGCTTAAGTCAGACTACATAGCAGTCGAGGGAGCAATACTTGTCAGATCACCAGATGCTGTGATAAAATTATCTTATGTATATGGAGTTGTAATTGCTGAGTTAATGTCAACTGGAGCTAAAGTTATTACAATAAGTCCTTCTGCATGGCAGTCCCACATTGGAAATAAAAATCCAACTAAAGATGAAAAAGATGCAATTAGAATATTGAATCCAGGATACGCAGACTCGTGGTACAAAAACAAATTACGTAACATGAGAAAGCAAAGAACGGCAGATTATTTTAATAAGAAATATGATTTAAACTTAGAAGATTTTGATGTCGCTGATAGCTTTGGCATTGCGTATTATGCTAATGAAGTGTTGACAAAGAGGTGAAATTGTACAAGAATAAAGACTGGCTACATAGAAGATATGTTATCCAAAGAAAAAGTATGGAAGAAATTGCTAGCGAATGTGGCGTAACTGTTATGACCATATATAGAGCCCTAAAAGAAAAAGGTTTAATTAAATGACCCTCACACCAGTTTTTGAAGACTCAAAAGAATTTAGATATGATGATCTATATTTGCTTACAGTAGGTACAGAAGCTGGCAAAGAGATATTAGCAACCTGCCTTGAGATTGCTCATATGTTAATAAAAAAGAATATTGCATATGGTAATTCTGCATTAGAGCCAGTTAGAATATTTTCAAAGGCGGGACCAAAAGAGCAACTATATGTCCGTATTGATGATAAGCTTAATAGATTAATTAAGGGAACAGATTATCCAGGCGATAATGATATTGATGATCTAATTGGATACCTAATATTACTAAAGGTTGCTAAGGAATTTGCTATTTCAGTCGACTAGAAGTATAATAAAGTCATATGGAAATTGAACTAGCAGATCATTTTGATCGCATGAATAAAGTAGTTGAAGAACTACTTAGAGGAAATAACCCTACCCAAATTGCTACACTTACTGGCTTTAAAAGGGCAGAAGTTGTTGGGCTTATAGATGAGTGGAAGAATGTAGTCCACAACGACACATCAGCCCGTGAACGTGCTAAAGAGGCTATCTCTGGAGCTGATCAGCACTACGCTATGCTAATTAAAGAAGCATGGAAAACAGTTGAGGATGCAGATCAGGCTGGACAGCTTAGCGTTAAGTCTGGAGCTTTAAAGCTGATTGCCGACATTGAAGGAAAAAGAATTGGAATGCTTCAAGAGGTTGGCTTGCTTGACAATGCAGAGCTTGCTGGACAGATAGCAGAGTCTGAAAGAAAGCAAGAAGTTCTTGTGAAGATATTGAAGGAAGTAACTGCGTCATGTCCAAAGTGCAAAATGGAAGTAGCTAAGCGTTTATCTCAAATCACTGGAATAGTTGAGCCAATAGAAATAATTGAGGAAGTCAGTGGAGTTTGATTTTAATGATCTCATCGACATTCTGGATGGAGAAGAGTTTGATGAAAGGCCAGTCGACCTAAAAACTTTTGTAACAGACAAAAACTATTTAGGTCTTCCAGGACTATCTGAGTATCAGTATACGCTTATAGAAAAATCATCTCAAATATATAAAGAGTCAACTCTGATAAAACTTTTTGGCGAGAATGAAGGTTCTTTAAGGTATAGGCAAACCTGCAATGAGGTAGTCGCACAACTTGGTAAGGGTAGCGGTAAGGATTACTGCTCAACCATATCTGTTGCTTATATAGTTTATTTACTATTGTGCTTAAAAGACCCAGCATCTTATTACGGCAAGCCTCCTGGTGACTCTATAGATATTATTAACATTGCTATTAACGCTCAGCAGGCAAACAATGTTTTCTTTAAAGGCTTTAAGAATAGGGTCACACACTCACCTTGGTTTGCTGGTAAATATTTTGAAAAAGCTTCTGAAATTAAGTTTGATAAGAACGTGACAGTTTACTCTGGACACTCGGAAAGAGAAGCATTTGAAGGATACAACGTGCTTGTTGCAGTTCTTGATGAAATTTCTGGATTTGCCCTAGATAGCACAAGTGGTCATGATCAAGCTAAAACAGCAAGCGGTATATATGATATGTACAGAGCATCTGTAGACTCTCGTTTCCCAGACTATGGCAAGGTTATCCTTCTTTCTTTTCCAAGATTTAAGAATGACTATATCCAACAAAGGTACGATGATATTATTTCTGAAAAAGAAATTATATCTAGATCTCATAAGTTTAAGTTAGATCCAGAATTGCCAGACAATACAGTAGGAAATGAGTTCGAAATATTCTGGGACGAAGATCAAATTATTTCATATAAATATCCTAGAGTATATGCAATTCGCAGACCTACATGGGAAGTGAATCCAACCAGAAGCATTGAAGATTTTAAGATTGCTTTTTATAGAGACGTTACAGATGCACTAGGAAGATTTGCATGTATGCCCCCAGAAGCTATTGATGCTTTTTTTAAGTCACGTGAAAAGATTGAAATGGCCTTCAATGATTTATCAATAGCTGTCGATGGATTTGGTAGATTTGAAGAGTGGTTTGTTCCTCAAGATGATAAGGAATATTTTATACATGTCGACTTAGCCCAAAAGCATGACCATTGCGCTGTCTCAATGGCTCATGTTGAAAAATGGGTTAGCGTAAAGGTGACAGATACGTACTCTCAACCAGCTCCAATAGTAAAGGTTGATGCTGTTATGTATTGGACTCCAACATCAGATAAGTCTGTAGACTTTACTGAAGTTAGAGATTATATTCTTTCTCTTAGATCCAGGGGATTTAACATTAGGATATGTACATTCGATAGATGGAACTCTCATGATATGATGCAGCAGTTGAGGCAGTATGGAATAAGCACAGAAACTTTATCAGTAGCTAAAAAACACTATGATGATATGGCTATGGTTGTAATGGAAGAAAGATTAAATGGTCCACACATACCGCTTCTAGTTGATGAATTATTAGAGTTAAGAATTATGAGGGACAAGGTAGATCACCCAAGAAAAGGATCTAAAGACTTAGCCGATGCTGTATGCGGGTCAATATATAATGCTATTAGCATGACAAGGACGGCGTTTGGAGATATCGAAGTACATGATTATTCATCTGTAAGAAAACAGTATAGAGAATCAATATCTGCAGAGTCACCTAATTTAATCAAAGCACCATCAGCAATGCCAAAAGATCTTTCT